GATGGCAAGTTCAATGCTCAAAAAAGATAATGACGGCAGCAAAAAGAAACAAAATTTATTAAACAAGTCCTCAACAGGACTACAAATCACATAAGGAGGATAGCAATATGTGTATGGGAGGAAACAGTAACCCGCCAGCTCCAGCACCAGCTCCAGAGCCAATTCCACAACCAGTAATTAACGCATCACCAATTGGTGACTCACTTGCGCCTGAATTACAACTTGCGGAAGAGCAAATGGATGAGGCTGCAAAGAAGAAGCTGAAAAAGAAAAAGGGAACAGCTCAACTCAATACTAAACTTTCGTCTGGTCTTAACATACCAGCCACATCAAGCGGGATTAACGTAGCGTAATGTGTAGCTTTGGTGGCGGAGGCGGAGGCTTCGGCGGTGGCGGAGGAGGCATGGGAGCAGGTTTTGCTTCTGGCTTCGACAGTAACTTTGGAGTGGGAACAGGATTAAGCTTTGGCGGTGACGGAAGCGATACAGTAGCATTAGGTGCAGAGCCAATAACAAAATCTGTAGACCCTAACATTAAAGAAGGACAAAAAGAGTTTATGGGCTCTAAGCCGGGTTATGATGAAAAGAAACTTACTGCACTAGCTAATAAATCAGGCAAATCAAGTTTGTACGTTAGTTAATGAATGAAGAGTATTCTACAAAACAACATACCGCTAAAGAAAGATACGAAAAATTAAAAGAGAAAAGAGAACAATATTTAGATAGAGCCAGAGAATGTTCTGAGCTTACTATTCCTGCCTTAATACCAGAAGATGGTTTCCATCACACATCAGAATTATATACACCCTTTCAATCAGTAGGAGCTAGAGGAGTTAACAACCTTGCATCCAAGCTTTTATTATTATTACTTCCCCCCAACTCACCATTTTTTAGATTAGCTGTAAGTGGTAAAGCTAAAGAACAGTTAGGTGAGCAAAGAGAGCTAGGAGCTGAAGTAGAAAAGTCATTACAAAGAATTGAAAAAGAAGTTCAAAATAAAATTGAACAGTTAGCTTTACGTGTTTCAGCGTTTGAAGCAATTAAGCATCTTATTGTAGGAGGTAATGTACTTACGTATCTTCCTAAAGATGGATACATGAAAGTATTTCCATTAACTCAATATGTATGCACACGTGATAGTGAAGGTTCATTATTAGAAATAGTAATTAGGGAAAGTATAACACCATTAAGTCTTGATGCAGATATAAGAGAGCAAGTTATAAGTGATGCAGATTATAAAGAAGATGAAGAGTGCGAACTCTATACACACATTTATAAAATGGATAATGGTAAGTATTATATTTGCCAAGAAGTTAAAGGTATTAAAATCCCTTCAAGTGTCGGAACGTTTACAGAAGATGCTTTACCTTATCAATGTTTACGCATGGTACGTGTTGACGGTGAAGATTATGGAAGAGGATACGTAGAAGAATTTTTAGGAGATTTAAAATCATTAGAAGGTTTATCACAGGCATTAGTAGAGAGTGCTGCAGCATCCAGCAAAGTTGTCTTTATGATAAGACCAAACTCTGTAACTAAGAAAAGAGATTTAGCACTAACTCGTAATGGTGACATTATTACGGGCTCACGTGACGATGTATCTGTATTGCAGACTGATAAGCAATATGACTTACGAGTAGTACAGGAAAGTATAAGAGCATTAGAAGATAGAATGTCTTTTGCATTTCTACTACACACCGCAATACAACGTGACGCAGAGAGAGTTACTGCGCAAGAAATTAGATACATGGCTGAACAGCTAGAGACATCAATGGGAGGAATATATTCCCTGTTGTCTATGGAGTTCCAATTGCCATTAGTAAAACTATTGATGAAGCGGATGTCTCAAACAAAAGAGATACCTGCTTTACCAAAGGGGTCTGTAAAGCCAACGATTATAACAGGCATAGAAGCTTTAGGTCGTGGCAATGACTTACAGAAATTAAGAGAGTTCATTGCTGAGTTTGTAAACTTAGCCTCGGTGAACCCAGCCATCATGCAAACTCTTAACCCAAGTGATTTGATAAAACGAATTGCTACAGGATTAGGAATTGAAACAGATGGACTGATTAAATCACCAGAGGAATTACAAGCTGAACAGATGGCTCAACAAGAACAGATGATGCAGGAGCAAATGATGGGTGCTGCCGTAGATGGTGCAGCCAAATCAGTTCCGGGCATTGCTAATAATATAACCAAAGGAATGATGAATAATGGTAGACCAAGTGGAAATTAAACAAGACGAAACAACAGCAGAAAAGCCAGTAGAGCAATCTGTTGAAACAAGTAAGCCAGAAGGCTTGCCTGAGAAATTTAATTCAGTAGAAGACTTAGCAAAGTCTTACTCTGAGTTAGAGAAAAAATTAGGAGAGAGTAAACCTGAAGAAACTCCTCAACCAAAACAAGAAGAACCTAAAACAGAAGATTTAGAGATTGCAAATAAGGCTGCTGAAAGTGCTGGCCTTAATGTGCAAGACCTACAAGCTGAGTTTGATAACTCTGGTGAATTAAAAGCTGAAAGTTATGAAGCATTAGACAAAGCAGGTATCCCTAAAGAATACGTTGACCAATTTATAGCAGGCCAACTAGCTATGCGTGAAAACTTAGTTAGTGATGTTAAAGGTGTTGCTGGTGGAGAAGATACCTATGCTGAAATGATGCAATGGGCTTCTAATAATTTATCTGAAAGTGAAAAAAATGCTTACAACAATGCAGTTAACGCTACAGACATTGAAAGCATTAAGCTTGCAGTAACGGGATTAAAAGCTCGTTATGAAAGTGCAAACGGTATTGAGCCAACACTTGCAAAAGGTAAAGCCAGTCCATCAACTGAGGGTGGTTTCCGCTCTTGGGCTGAAGTTACAGAAGCAATGGCAGACGCTCGTTACACAAAAGACATCGCTTATCAAGATGATGTGAAACGTAAAATTCAAAACTCAAATTTATAAGGAGAAGATATGGCTAAACGTGGATTATATGCAAACATAAACGCCAGACGTAAGGCTGGGACATCACGTCCTAAGTCAAAGTCGACTATAAGTAAGAAGGCCTATGCAAATATGAAAAAAGGTTTTCCGAAAAAATAAATTAAACGTGCCCCTTTACGGACTCGAACCGCAAACCTAAGCATTACAAATGCTTTGCTCTACCAATTGAGCTAAAGGGGCGAACGCCTAATTGTTTTAAAATATATTTTATAGTTGTGCAACCTTTATAGGTGGCAACTGCTAAAACATAACCAAGCAAATGCTTGACCCTCTGAGGAGGATAATCTTGATTATGAGCTGAACTTATGTGGAGGCTTTCTTTAAACAACAATCCAACCAAGGAGAATAAAAATGGCAAACGCAAGCCCAGTAAGTGTGGGAAGAGTTAACGCCGGTGGTTCGGAAGACGCATTGTTTCTGAAAGTATTCGCAGGAGAAGTTTTGACTTCTTTTGAAAGAGCTTCAGTAACAGCAGGTGCAGAGACTGTGAGAACAATCTCTAATGGTAAGTCTGCTACATTCCCAGTAATGGGAAGAGTGGCTGCTGCTTATCATACGCCGGGCGCAGAAATCACAGGCTCAGACGTAAACCACAACGAGAAAGTCATTACTGTTAATGACCTTCTAGTTTCTTCTGTATTCTTATCGAATATTGAAGAAGCAAAAAACCATTGGGATGTGAGAAGTGCATACTCGCAAGAGATTGGAAGAGCTTTGGCTTTCCAAAAAGATAAGCACATCTTACAAACTATTGGACAAGCATCTCTAGCTTCTGCAAACGTATCTGATTCAGGATATGGAGCAGGAACAACACTAACTGATAGTAATATCGCTAGTGCTACAGATGCTACTGCTGCAAACGCAATGATTGATGCAATCTTTGACGCTGCTAAAGCACTTGATGATAACTACGTTCCAAAGGAAGGCAGAAAATGTTTCCTTAGAACTGAAGAGTATTACAAGTTAGCTAACGGCACTAACGTAGTGAACGTTGACTTTAGCGGACAAGGCTCAATCGCTGACGGAAAAGTAATCAAAGTAGCAGGTATTGAATTAATACCTACGCCTCACTTTGTTTCTTCTAACGTGAACTCAGGAGTAGACCAAGGTTCTGCAACTCAGGGTGGTTCAAACCCTCAAGCTGTAAACCTTTCTAACTATGTCGCTCTTGTAACTCACCCTTCAGCAGCAGGTACTGTTAAACTAATGGATTTAGCAGTCGAGTCTGAATACGACATAAGAAGACAAGGTACTCTTATGGTAGCAAAATACGCTATGGGACATGGCGTACTTCGACCAGAAAGTGCTGTAGGAATTAAGGAAGCTTAATCCTAATAGAGGGGGAGATTAATTTCTCCCTCTCTTTTTTATATTATGGCAACACAAATCACACCAACCAGCGAGTTACAAGCTGTAAACATAATGCTTAGTGTTATTGGAGAAGCTCCGATTAACACGTTAGCAGGAAGTACAACAACAGATGTATCTATCGCTATAAATCTTTTAAACGAAACTTCTATGTCCGTACAAAGTATGGGCTGGAACTTCAACACACACTACAACTACAATGTAAATGTAGATGACACAGGCAAAATACCACTACCTTCTAACTGCGTACAAGCTGATGCGTCTTCTGCAAATCGTTCTTACAATTGGGTTATGCGTAACGGTCATCTATATGACCTCGATAATCACACAGATGTATTTACTGCTGATAAGCAACTCGATGTAGTTCTAGTCCAACAATTTGAACATCTCCCAGAATATGCAAGACGCTATATTACGTCTAAGGCTGCAAGACGTTTTGCTGCTCGGACTATTGGGGACGGTGAATTAACACAACTTGCTGCAACTGACGAGCAAGAAGCATACATTGCTTTTCAACAAGCAGACAGTCGTTCAGCAGATGTGAACATATTAGAAGGGGATGCAAATACATTCTCTATAATAAATCGAGTTCCTAGAAGGACATACTAATGCCTGTAGTTTCACAAACTATACCAAACTTTTTAAATGGCGTTAGTGAACAAAGTCCAACGCAAAGAGGTATTAACCAAGGGTCTGAACAGATTAATTATCAAAATAATATTGTTGAAGGTTTAACTAAAAGACCTCCGCTAGAGTACGTTGCAACTCTTGACCAAAACAATGTATTTCCTAATACCATAAAGTTTTGGAATATCGACAGAGATGCTGATGCAAGATTTATTGTAACATTTTACAATCAAGGTGTTCGTGTCTTTGATTTAGCAGGAACTGAGTATCCTGTAACAACACCTAATGGTACGACTTATCTAACTTCTACAAATCCAAGAGAAGATTTTAACTGTGTAAGTGTTGCAGACTTTACATTCATTGCTAACAAATCAATTACCCCTACAGCTAGTGGTAGCTCTAGTCCTGCAAAGGTAGAAGAGTTTTTGATAAATGTTGCAAAGTCACAATATGGTATCGAGTATAGAATAACTGTTAATCATCCTAGTATGGCCAACCCACTTGCGGTTATATTCCAAATGCCATCAGGTAATGATGCAACAACGGATAGTGCATTTCGTGATACCAACAAGATTAAAGATATTTTATTAAATGGCACTTCTAGTACACATTGGAATGGAAGCGCATCTCAAATAGGATTTAAAACAATTAATGCAACAAGTGGTGCAACTGTATCCACAACCCAAGGCCTTGCAAACTATTCAGGTATCACTTCATACTTTACGTTTGAAAGTTATGACTCTGTTATTTATGGCAAGCCTACAGATGGAAATGCAAACTACACAGTAGAGACTTCTGATGGTCAAGGTAACTTGGCTATGTACATAGTAAGAGATGAAATCCAAGACTTCAGTAGATTGCCTTACTATGGCAAGACAGGTGTAAAAATTAAAGTTACAGGTGATGAAGGAGATAATCTAACAGACTATTTTGTAAACTTTGCAGGTAATGGTGTTTGGTCTGAAACTATTGCCCCGGGAACATCTTTAGGACTTGATAATTCTAAAATGCCTCACGCATTAGTTAATAACAACAACGGAACATTTACATTTAAACAGCTCACATTTAATGAACGTATATGTGGTGATACAACCACAAACCCTGACCCGTCATTTGTAAATCAAAAAATACAAAACTTAACATTTTATAAAAATAGATTAGGAATATTAGCAGGTGAGAACTTAATCTTTACAGAGAATGGTGGCTTCTTTAACTTTTACGGAACTACTGTCACGCAAGTTTTAGATACAGACCCAATAGATATTGCAGCTTCTGGTACTCAAGTAAACACTTTGAAGAACTCAGTTGCATTTAATGAAACACTTTTGCTGTTCTCAGATACACAACAGTTCAAGCTAGATACTGCAGGAGATAATATAACTCCTACAACAGCAATCTTAAATGCTGTCTCAACATTTGAACACGATGATGCTGTACAACCCGTTGCTGCAGGTCGGTTCGCATACTTTGCTCAACCACGTAACAACAATACAGCTATAAGAGAATATTATGCAGATGATGATACGCTTACCAATGATGGTATTGACATTACTGTTGCTGTACAAACGTTGATACCTAAGAATGCTTTTAAAATAATAAGTAACAATATTGAAGATACATTGTTTGTGTTGTGTCACGATACCAATAATAATAACACAGCTCCGTATGCTGCAGGACAGAATGTAAATCCAACAAATGCAAACACAATTTACGTTTATAAATACTTCTTTGATAAAGGAGAAAAAGTACAAACAGCTTGGTCTAAGTGGACGTTTGCTGGCGCAGAAATATTAGGAGCAGTTAGTGTAGAAAGTTTCTTATATATACTTGCAAACGAAGGACAGTCTACAAAATTATACAAAGTTGATTTACAAAATCTAAACGATACAGGACTAACATTTAAAGTTTACTTAGACTTAAAAGCATCTGTTGGTGCAACGTATAATGCAGCCACAGGCTTATCAACATTTACTTCTCCTTATGGAGCTAAAACAGGTTTAGTTGCAGTAGACACTTCTAATGGTGTTGCACACGCAGCAACAAATACATCAGGCAGCACATATACAGTTGCTGCAAATGTAACCAACGTATTTATTGGTTTACCTTTTACTTCTACTTATATTCTATCACCACAGTTTGTGCGTGAAGATACAGGAAGAGGGCGACTAGCAATTAGTTCAGGTCGTTATCAAATCAGAACTATTACATTTGATTTTAATGACACAGGATTCTTTAAAGTTCAGGTAACTCCAAAAGGGAGAGACTCAGGTACGACTGAAATGACAGGATATATATTAGGTGAGGCAACATCATTAATTGATGCACCGCCAATTATCTCAGGCAATCTGAGAGTACCCATACAAGCCCGTAATACAGATGTGGATGTTCAGATTATTAGTGATAGCCACTTACCTGTTCATATTACACAGGCTGAAGTTGAAGGTTTCTATCACAGAAGGTCAAGACGTATTTAATGGAAGTAGCTTACGTTCGTGATGCCGAACTCAAAGACGCTTTGGTTTTAGCAAAGTCTATGCGTAAAGCAGACAGACAAGAAATAATGGCTTCAGATGGTGTTGGGGCACTAGAAGCATTAGTGACACCTTTTACAATAAAAGGAGCTATGAATTTTTCTATTGAAGGTACTGGCGACCAAGGAGTAGTCGGAATGTTTGGATGCGTGCCTAGTGCTGACCCAGAGTTTGGATGCGCTTGGTTATTACAAAGTGACTTATTACTGGAACATAAAAGACAATTTTTAAAAGAGTGTCCGTACTGGGTTGCTAAGATGGGAAAGGACTACAAGTATCTCTACAACTTTGTTGATAAGAGAAATTGGGTCTCACTTAAATGGTTACAGTTTTTAGGTTTTGAACCTAAAGAAGAATTTGAAGAATACGGTCACGGCAAAATACCGTTTTTATTAATGATGAAGGAGATAAAATAATGTGCTCAGTTGAGATGGCAGTAGCCGGTCTTAAAATAGGCTCTGCAGTTGCAGGGTGGCAAGCCGATAGACAACAGGCCTCTAATCAAGCTTATGCAGATTATAAGACAAGACGAAATGCTGACCAATCGTATCTCAAAGATTTAGAAAAAATTGAAAGTGAAAGAGGAATGTCTGCAAGAGAAAAAGGCAGAGAAGAATTTAGAGCTAAAATGAAAAAGCAAGCAGATGTAGCAGCAGCACTAAATGCAGGTTTTGGAAATCCATTAAGAGTGTCGCAAGATATAGGAGTAGTCTTTGACCAAGACTATAACGACATTGCGTTCGGTTTTGAAAAAGACATGATTACTCTTAACAATCAAAGAGGAGACGCATACGCAAACCTCCAAAGAATTTATAACAATATAGCTCCAGTCTATACACCAACTACAACTGACTTATTACTAAGAGTAGGTTCAGCAGGTGCTGAAGGCTATGCGCAAGGTAAGGCAATATCATCATAATGGCATACAAATCACAGGTTACTAATAAATATATGGGCTCTAGTTTTGCTGGGAGAGTAAATCCCGGGAGAGAGAACGAGCTTACACAATTAGCACAATCATTAAATACATTATCAGATGCAGCTCCGGCAGCTATAGGTGCTTATAAGGAAGAGCAAGTAAAGAAAGCAGAAGAGCAGCTTGAGTATCTAAAAAGTACAATGTCGCCAGAAGAATTAAATGCTTACATCTTAAAAGGTGAAGACCCAATACTATCTAACAAATGGGCTGTATCAGTTGTAGATGGTAACGTTGGACGTTTCCAAGCTGGTGAAGTCATCAAAAATATAAG